CGTGTAATGTAGCAAGAGCATCTACTGTTGTAAGTTGTTCATTTGCACCATCACTATCAACAGTTGCAAGACCATCACCTGATGCTGGTGTTACTGCACTTAATTCTGATAAGTCTAAAGTTAAAGTAACACTACCTGAAGCACCACCACCACTCAATCCTACACCTGCATCAACTTGTGTAATATCTCCTACAGTTGGAGATGCCCAAGAAGGAGCAGAACCTGCTCCACCAGAAGTCAAAACTTGTCCACTACTTCCATAATTAGCACCACCAACACCAAATTCGCCATCAGCAGTTATCCTGAATTTCTCGGCTGCTGCTCCTGATTTACCTGTCATAAAGAGCATATCAGTTTCATTAACTGATGCAGAAAAAGTAGCCTGTGCTACAGCCTGTATTGAAGCTGCGACAGTTATCGCATCTGTTCCACCTGCTTCTAAAGGTGCCTTAAAATCAATTTTTCCAAGAACATCATTAGCATTTATGTCTGTAAGGGCTGTAGAAAGTAAAATTTTTCCTGTACTTGTAGTTGCATCAGCAGAAGGTCCTCTAATTTCAAGAGTGTCTGCTGATTCGTCATATAACATAAATGCACCAGCTGAAGCACCATGAAATTTAACATCGTAACCAGTATCATCTGCTCCATAACTTACTGAAGTTACTCCTGCTGTAGTTGAATTAACTTTAAATACATCTGTCATTGTTCCACCGACAGATACACCAAATCTTATCTGTCCATCTTCAGAACCATTGGAAACATCAACTGCTTCTGCTGTTATTCTTGCAAATTCGTGTGAGTTACCACCATCATCATTTAATTTAAATGACGTGTATATCTCATCACCATCAGCTCTTGTAGAATTGTTACCTCGAAGTTCTAATACAGCATTAGAAGCGTTATTTGTGGCATTTTCAACTCTTAAAGGAAAGGTTGAGTTACTTTCACTTGTAATAAACTCAGCTATTGTTGCTTGAACTTCTTGGTCAGCTTTAATATATCTAATAGAAGAGCCATAAGTAATTTTGATATCATAAACTGCTACTGGTTGTCCGCTAAATGTCCATTTACCAGCAGCATTGGTTGTTGTAGTTGCTATTTGAGTTGTAGTATTTCTTGTTAATAACTGTACTGTAGCACTTTCTACCGCAGTACCTGTGTTATCAAATACATATCCTGTTAAATCAGATGTTGCCATTATCCTGCTCCTATTCTAGAATGATCTCTGTAATTTAATGCTTCTCTTACAAAATACTCAGGATTATCCTCTAAATCAATATCATCAATAAATATTAAACTTATTCCTTGAGAAGCTAGTTGTTCTCTAGATATCAAGTCTTTAGCTATATTAACTGATCCTTGTTCATAGTGATAGTATACACCTTGTACATTAATTGCTAAATCAGGTGGATCAAAAAAGGTAAAATCAACAATCAAACCACCTTTTTCTATTCTTCCACCCATTTGTCTAGATTGATAAATAAAATCAACATCAGGTGTTTTTCCTAATCTTAACAAAGTAACATAAGTTATATATTCTGGTTGTGAACCGGGAAAATCTGCTGGTGGAGTAGCAATAGGTTTATTTTTTTGAATTGCTATAGGAAAATCATTTCTAGTAACCATTAGATCTCCAATAAAGTAACTTGTTTTGAAAATCTTTCATCGGTTCCTGTTAGTTCTAAACCTGAAACTTGTGCTACATCAACATAATAAGTTCTTGATGTATCACTATCTTTATAAGTAAACTCAACTAATTCGTTAGAGTTAATAGCAGTTGTTAAATTATCTTGCATTTGTTTTGAAGTTTTCCCTTTATAAGTTCTTCTTCCTTTGGGCATCATAAGATTTACCCCTACTTGCCAACCAAATTTAGGTGTTAATTTTCTTCTATAACTAAATTCCATACGTGTAATTGCAGGACTTACTGTAGTAGTAGAACCTCTTGCGTAAGCCATTTTAAACCTAATTGATTTAAATGTTTTTCCTGTAGGGTTATTACCACTGGTATAAAATAACAATTCAGTTACTCCATTACTTGTAATAGATACATTACTACCACCTGAATCTGTAAATTGAGTATAACTTACAGTACCATCACTAGATGTAGCATCATCAATAGAATAATAAGGCGTTATTGTTTCATTTGAAGTACACCCTTGTGTTTCAATTTTTAATTTTATTGCAAGTTTATTTGATGTAATATCATCTGCATCAAAGTTTGGTAATTCCATTGTTCCTGAAGCTGCAAAATTAAAAGATGTAGTTTGATCTGGGTTTATAATATCTTTACTTAAATCTTGATAATATAATGTGTTTCCTGCCGCAAACCATAATCTATATTCAGGATCAGTAGCACTAGATTGTAAAGCTGTAGAAACAAATGCTTCAGTTACAACATCTTGTGATGATGTTCCTTTCCACAATACTTGATAACCTAATTCATTAAAAGCAAGAACTGTACTATTACCACTATTTTCTATTACTTCACTACCTATAAATCCACCTTTTGATCCATTAGCTCCTGCTGGAAATAATAAACCTTCTGTTCCTGATGTTCCATCACATAAAGCAACTAAATCATTATGTGTTCCAACTAATTTTCTAATATTTCCACGAACATCAATAGGTAATCCATGATCTTTATCTGGTCCAACAACAGTTAATGTACTTGTATCAGCCACTTTATATCTATAAATACCTAAACCAACAGGAAAATATATTGCATCACGCCATTTAACAGTTCCTTGTCCACCTAATGGATGAAAAGGAAAAGACACTTCGCTTTCAAGCCATTTAGTATTAGTATTGTCATGAACAAATAATCCACGTTTAGTGTTTGCATATAAAATAGGATTACCACTTGTATCTCTACCTACAAATAAATCAGTTACACTATTATCTGGTAAATTAAGTTGTGCATCTGATGTCCAAGAAGTACCATTTGCTGAATATGAAAGTAAACCTGCTTCACTAATTCCATATAACCTGTCATTCCATACAGTTAAATATTTAGGTGTAAAAGCAGTAGAATTAGTTGTTGATGTACCATTGTTTGAATATGAATAACCATCTGCATTAGCTGCCCAAAATATAAATAATGTTCCACTAATTCTAAAAGTTGTAACATCAGTAACTGAACCTACTAAAGTAGATATACTTGCAAAGCTAAGACCAGCTTGTAATTCATATAAAGCTGAACCAAAAGTTACAAATAATTGATTATTATAATCATGTATTGAAGTAATATTATCAGTTCCAGATGGTGCTGATACTGATTTAGTTAATGGTCCAAGTATTAAATGATCTTTAAACCTAAGAGTTAAATCACTAAACCAACATCTATCTATTGTACTGCTGTCAATACCACGTTCAATTCCAATACCACCTCTAAAATCATCCCAAGCTATAGTAGATACATGTTGTTGTGCTTGTGGACTTGTATCACCAACTGTGATTTTTGGTGCAAATAATGACGTTAATACTTTTCTTGGCGGTGAACTTATCGGATACCTTACACTGTTCAGCAGTATTTCATTTTGATCTACTACTGAAGCCATTATGTTGTTTCTACTCCATAATATGTGGGTTCTCTAGACATTCTATCTGCCGCAAGTAACCTGTATTGATTAGCTAATGTTCTACTTTCATCAACATCCGTTAATCTTCCACCTGACATTGCTTGTAATAATCTTGCTGCGGCTAAATATTCAATAGTCGTTGCATCTATTTCACAAGTTGCACTATCTGTACTTAAAGCTGCAGGTATATCAAAACCTACAAGTTTAATTTTTTGATTATTAATCATAGCTCTACCTTCAGGTGAAAAGTTTAAAGTTCTATCTTCTCTGTTTACTCTCCAAAGCCAACCGGGTTTACCCATATCTTCAAACTCTTCTGTGTCCGAATTTATAGCTGTTATACGATTTACCCATATCTCAGCACTATCCAGCTCTGAAGCGTGGTCAGAAACGAATTGTAAGCCACCTATAGCTGTATCTAATTCAGGGTTAGATAATGTAAGGACTACTCTTGTCCAAGTATTTGCTGTTAATGCAGGTATATCTAATGTTTCTCTTTTAGTTCCAGATACATTTGTTGTATATAATTCTAGTTCTAAACTGCTAGCTGTTAAGGCATCTGAACTTTTAATCCAAAATTCTATTTTATTCATATTACTAATATCAAGCGTTGAACTTAAATTCTTGTAAGCAATAACTGTGCTATCAGCTATACTTGCACTAGCATTAAGTAAATTTAATGAAGCTCCACCTTCTCTATAATCTTTTGAATCTTTGGATACTGTTGTATAAGTACCTGCTGTCCAATCATTAGTATTAGCTGCATCAAGTAACTTTGACGTTACTTTATTCCTAATTTTTACTCTATTAATTAATTTTACATTGCTTGGAATTGTGTAAGCACGTTGCTTATCAGAGCCAAATAACGACTCATCTTGGTCTGGGACTAGAAAAGTTGTAGAAACTTCCTCTATGGCATCATTAATAACACTATTGACACGTTCTGGTGGTATACGCTCATCCCAAATTTCATAATCATCGCTTGTGTCTGGTGTAAACCCAAGAGAATATTGCACAGTTAAAGTGCTTGTACTAGACACAAAATCAGTTATTCTTCTGTAAACAGAATCTGCTCCTGCATTGCTGATTGCAATAAAACTTCCATTATGTTCATCATCACCACCAGTAAGCCTAGATGTATCTACTACAGTTGTAGTTGAACCACTAGTTGCTGTACCGGTATCCATTGCACCAGTCATATGTCCAATAGCTTGACGTATTTGTATTCTTGTCTTTGCGTTAGTGTTTATTGGCATCAGTAATATATCTTATTGTTTGTACTTGACTGCATTTTACGCTTTTCTTTCATGTATTCACGTATAGATGCACCAATGTTTCTTTGCTCTTCTTCTGTGGATGGGGCTACTTTACCGTTTTTACGTTGAACTTTTTCACGAATTTCTTTTGTCCAGTTTTCAACAGCAGTTCCAATCATATCTTCAAGGCGTGCTTGACTGATATCGCTTTCTGCTATTACAACTACTTCTCCTGTTTTTTTAGTTTCAGGATCTACTACTTTAATCTTATGAGTAGTTGTAGTTTCCCCATCTTTAAGGGTTCCAGACTTGAACGACATATCGTGTTTAGCTGTAGCTGGTATCCATAAATCACTCATAATTATTCTCCACAGGCGGAGATAAACCCCGCCTGTAAAATATTCAATTGTTATGGTGCAATAGTAAGCATTACAAAACCAAAATCTGTTGTAGCTGGTTTTATATACATAGAATAACCAATACTTTGATTATCTTGTGCTGAACTGCTATCCAAAAGTGTAGCTGCTCCTGCATCTGTACTTTCTGCTGCTGCTAATTGATCACCAACAACCCATGTTGCTCCATAATCTAGCAAAGCTGCTGGACCCCAAGTTTGAAGCCATCCATAATAACCTGATGTTAAAGCTGCTGGAGTTACTCCAACTGCTGCATTGGTAATAGTAGTCGGCTGAACAATTACTCCATCATACACATTGTATAGAACACCAAAAAGAGAAGATGTAGCTGTTAATGCTACTTTAAAACCATCTTCTTCATCTATTGTAAATACACAACCTGCTGCACTTGATACAGCCGTGTTGGATTTAATCGGATAAATATGTCCTTCACCTGCCGCATCATTAGTATATAACCAACCTTCTTTATATTGGTCTTTAGTAATAGTAAGTGATGTTCCTGTTGTTACAGTTGTCGCTCCTACTGCTCCTCCAGCAGACCAAGCTAAGTCCATATCGTCAGCAGCATCAGTAGCTGGTGCTTGAACTAATCTTCCTGTTGCAATATCTGCTCCAGTTTTACAGTACCTATATACTCTGCCATCAGCAAGAGCCATACGAGTACCTAATTTATGCCTTTGGTCAGAAGTTTCTGTTTTCTCCCAACCCGGTTTACCGTAAACGGTATTTGGAAAACTCATCGTTTCCTCCTATTTAATTTTTATTTACAGGTTTCGTTTTACACCCTGCGATCAGTCGAAAATATTATACTGGACTCGTCTGATCTTTACACCCAGTTATTTAGTTTTGTTTGAGATAAACTTCCCAGATTTTTCACTAGGAAGTTTATTCTCATTCGATTCTATGTTACAGAACTTACAAACACAAGTGTCAGATGGTGGATACGTAAGAACTCCTCTTCTTGCTTGATTCATCACATGTTCTGGATGTCCGGGCTGGTTTTTTAGTTTACTGCCTTTAGCATTAACTATTGTATCCCCAGCATAATTCCATTTATCCTCATGATAAAACAAGTCAACTTTAGGTTGCCAAGAATCTAGCATTTCTGCCTTGTAACCAGCAGCACTTAATTCTTTAGCTAATTCTTTTCTTCTACGATAATCTACCATTTATTCTCCTTATGTAGTTAAGTCACCAATATCATATTGTGCAGCCGCACCTCTAGCATCATCAAGTACAAAGACACCATAATCTGATGTCATTACTACTTCTGTTGCTCTAAGTGAAGCGTCACGTTGTCTTTCAACATTTTGGTTTACTGATTCAAGGTAAGCTATTGCTTCCTTTGCACCAATAAATCCTTTTGCATCATTATTTGAATCAATATTGTCTGCAAGGTTACCATCTTCAAACACAGGAACTCCATTAAGTGGCTTTAAACCGCTCCAAAAGTTCTTGAGTAAGTCTGCTGAATAACCATCAGGAATACCAGAATTTGATAATGAACTAATAGTATCGCTTGCTAAAGCGTAAATAGCATTTGGATGATGTATAAAATATAAATCATTACCATATTTATTTGCTTTAGCTGTTGCAATACATGCACCCAAAAGTGCAGTTGTTAATGCTTTGTTTCCACCTAAGTCGGTGCTGAATGAATCGTACAAGTCAAGAACATCTCCATCCTTTTTCCTTGCCATACCATCACCCATTTGTCTACCAACAATAGTGAATACGTTGTCGTTTGCTTGTCTTAGTAGTTTATCGGTGATGATGATCTTGGCTCCGACTTCGGCTGCTGTTAAGTCAGTCGTACTCATTCCAATTTCTTCTTCATCAACGATATCTTGTCCGTCTGTTAAATCGGACATTGACATCTGGCTAACTTTTGGAACAGTTACCTGTTTCGCACCTTTAGCAAGTGAAAACTTTTCTACAAGTGCTACCGCAGGAGCATTGTGTTCCTCTGTATACCTAGCCGCTGCCAATATTATGTTCTGGGCATTTTCTAAATTCCCAGTTGTCGCTGTCTGTGGCATAATTGCTCCTTATTTATGGAGTAAGCTACCTGCCCATCATACGTTTAACCGCACCACTAGCAGCTTCGC